AAGTATTTTGTGCCAACTACTATTATTTTGATGGACCCCTAAATGAATATCAGATATACAACAGATTTTTGATTGTTTGAATTCTATATCAGACACTGTAAATAGTATAACATATAATCTCATGAGTACAACGTTAGTTACTGCAATCTATTATGGAGATCGAGAAGGTGAACTAGGAGGACGGTGTTGGCGTGAACAATACTATTTTTCATCCTTCCAAAACATTTACAATTTTGGCTGCCCTGCAGTAATCTATTGCGATAAGGATGGTTACCCCAAACTAAAGAAGTATTTCGACTACTTAGATCATATAGGTCACCCAAATAAGTATAAACTTGTGGTGAGTGAGTTGGGGGATTTCAAATACAAAAAGCAGATCATATCTCATAGGAAAAGAGTAATAAGGTGGCAACAAAAAGTTACTCTTGAAAAACAAAAAGAAAATCCCGATGAACCAGGGTTCTTCCACGCAAGGTGTGAAATTTTATGTCACCGTAAAATGTATTGGGTAAAAGAAGTAGCTGAAGAAAACCCGTATGATACAGAAAACTTTTTATGGGTAGATTCGGGAATAACGCATTGGGGGTTAAACCCAAAGAGTATGGGTGGAGTAGAGATTAATAATTTCTTTAACAAGAAAATTTATTACCCTTATAATAAAAAGAACATGTATACACCTAAGATAGGGGAAGGTATAAACAATTTAATTGACGAACACAAATATATTGGAGTTAAACATGGTAACTTGTGGTATAATGCACACCATGTAAAAGTATTACAAACCTTTCTTCAAAAAGAATATGGATTGTCGGAAGAAGATAGTGCAATTAAAGATCAAGTAATTGGTGGTGTGATGGGAATCCACCCTTCAGAGTTTAAAGACTTCTTTTCATTCTATGAAAAAGCTTTATTACTTTTATGTAAAACAAAACCACCTACAACAGACTTTTTTACAGAAGAAATTATTCTTTCTGCATATCACGTATTAAGAAAGCAGTTTTGTTTAGAGTTCATGGAATGGAATCATGATATTAAAGGAGACCCCAGTTTTGTAGATTTTGGTGATGAAGATAGATCACACATTAAATGTTTCTATAAAATTTGGAACGAGTTTAAAAATTACGCTTAATCAAAAATATCGTCTTCACTCACAGGTTTGACATATACCTTTTGTTCTGCTTCTTCGCTTGAGTTTAATGTCTCTTCATAGACACGTTCTTTATACTCATTAAGTGCTTCGTGATGTCTTTTCTCTTTTTTAATTCTGTTGATGAAAGCATGAAATGCAATGGTGGTAAAATATGAAAATGGATTGTATTTTTTACCGTTAGAGTCAGTAGCGTCTAAATTAAATTTTTTATTAAACAAAGCTGTGAACATTTTAACTACTGCATCACCTATCATTTCATCTTTATAAGAGTAGTTAATAAAGTTAGGTGCATAACTTAAACCATGAGCAATCTTTGTAATCATTTCACCCAACTCTTCACTACAAACATCTGTAGTGTAATATTTTGCAATTGCTTCTTTAAATTCCTTCGAGTTAACATAATGTTCTTTACTCTTTGGTTTAATTTTTACTCCATTTTTAGGCTTTTTTGCTTGCATGGCTAAGTATCATTATAACATAGTTAGTATAAAGTTCAACTAAGTTATTTCTCATAAAAATCAGATATTTTAACGTTAATATTTTCAGACGTATAAAGGTCGATTCTTTTGTCTGAATGAGCTTGACCATATCTTAACTGGTCAGCAATATCGACTATAACTAGTTTGTTTTTGCTTTCGTGCAAACGAAGCCCGCGACCAATTGACTGAAGGATTTTAATTTTTGCCTTACCACCGCTAGCAAAGATAATGTAATGAAGATTATTAATGCTAATGCCAGTTGAAAAAATCCTGCTAATAGCAATACAAATAATATTATTATCCCGCTCAATAAGTCTTTTAACTTTGTCACGTTCTTCAACATCTACTTCACCTCTTATAAAGTATATTTTTTTACCTTTATCATTTTTATTTAATTCTTCAAAAAGTGCTTCTCCATGTTTAATATAATCTACTAATATTAACGAATTATTTTTAACACCTGTAGATAACTTCTTTATTATAGCATTTCTAAATTGATTTTCAAATAAAAACTCAAATTCTTGTCTATATCTTTCTCCTGGGTCTGATATATCAATTGAATAGTTAGGTTGTATTTTGTAATGAAGCTTCACTACTTGAGCTACAGCATTCGTTACATAATTTTCTACTCTTAACTCGTAACTTTTCTTTTGATATATTACAGGGCCTATTTTACCTATAATATTCCATTGATCAGCATTGTTATCAGGAAGGGTACCTGTAAACCCAAATTTGTTTTCTGTTTGTATACTTTTTATTATTTTGTTTACTTTATTTGAACGTCTTACTTTATGACATTCGTCTATCACTAAAACATCTATATATTGTATCCATTCTAAATCGGTTTTATCGCTTTGTAAAATACCTAAATTAGCAACTATAACATTTTTAGTCATGTCAACGGGTATATTTCCGGTCCATTTACCAAAAGAAAAAGTACATTCATATTTGGTAAAATCATCAAACGTTTGATTTACTAGCCCTAAGTCAGGAACAATAATAAGAGCTTTCCACGTATCTTGTTTTGATTTTTGATATAGCTTTTCAAGCATACTTGCCATGGTTAGTGTCTTACCACCCGCAGTTGCTAACATTACAACACCACGGCCTTTATCTAAACACTCTACTACAATTTCTTTTTGATAATCCCTTAATTCTAAGCTTAACTTTCCATTATCACCAAACTGCATTTGAGGTTTGATTGCATTAATAAGTGATTCTTCTAATTGAATTTTTTCTGATGGGAATTCCTTCTTAATAAACTGTATTATATTAGCTGTTAATCCAACTTCATATTTTCCCGCAGGTGTTATTACATATGTTCTAGCAGGCATATATCTTCCATACCTTCTAGCAAATCGTGCTCCTTCATTTTCGAAAGAGAAATGTTCTCTTATGAAATTTATATTTTCGGATTTTAATACTGCCTGGCGTTTACGTTTATCGTAATTGAAAATTGCCATTGTTTTAATTATATGAAATTAACTAGATTTTTCAAGATAAATATTTAAATGGTACCCTTTATATTCTTCGAAGGGATAGTTGAACCACCTTCCGAAAGCGGTGCGCTAAGAGCCCTTCTATTAGTTTCGCAACAAGAATTTATTTTAGAAGCTAAAAGAGAAAACAAAGACATGTATTTTCACTGGTTAAAAAGAACGCATTTGTGGGATTTTGTAAATGAAATAGTATGTCCTCATGAAGAAGTGTATGGCTATAGAATTTCGGTTACTGAGAAAAAACAACCCTGCCTAATAATAGACAGGGTGTCCTGGGATAACGTGCATCAAATAATTGATAAAGTTACTTAACTTCTACATCTAATCCATCACGCCAACCCAATACTATGTTTATGAGATATCCATAAACTGCTCCACCGAGCCACCCTGCAACAGCAAATGATATAACATCTTTGATGTTAGCTGTAACGGATTCCCCGATTGTGTTTATTGCAGCATCAAGATCACCTAAACCACCACCAGCTACTAAAGCTAATACTGGAAAAACCGCGACCTTAATTGCTCCTGTTAATGCCCCTAGCAACGCTAGTATGTTTGCTAATGACAGTACCCCGACTTTATGTAGTTTTTTCATTGCTATATATTTAATGTAAACTCCCTGTTTTTCTTAAGGAGCGTCAATTTTTATTTCCAACCCACCGCATAATTTAAGGGCTAAATTACCAAATAAGGCTGTGAAAACGCCAACTACTAAACCGCCGATACCATAGGCAACAATCATAAATCCTGTTGCCATTAGAGCACCTGCAATACCTGCTCCAGCATCCATCCCGGTTAACCCGGACGTATCGAACGCCCCGCCAATTATAGTAAGTAAAATTATTATACCCCCTAAAAGGCCTCCTGTTAATAATCCACATACTGCGTATACCTTTGCACAGGACCATACGCCAATCCTTCTAATAGTATTCATGACACTTATTTAATCTATTCTGGTAGATCTTCCTTAGTTAAATTACCTCCAAATGGTTCATATTCCTTAGAGGAAATGTCTATTCCATCTTTTTCAAACATTTCTTTGAAGTAATCATAGTAAAGCCTGTCTAATTTACCCCATCTTACTAGTTCTACATATTGTAACAACGGGGAATCTGTTTGTCCTTCGTTTCTAGTTAACAATGTACCACCTTTACCTTGTCGACAAGCAACATATTTCCATTTTCTAGAGTATTTTTTTAAGGTTTTATCTGTTTCTAAATGCCACCCTGAATAATCACCCTCAGTACTGTTTAAAAGTTCGGTAATTCTTTCTTTGTTCCATATTGCTGCTTGTAATGAATTTCTATATTCGTTATTTTTAGATATCATTCCAAAATTTTCATTGGTTATTGGTCCTTCAGGGCTACCTTCTAGTGGTAAGTCTGGTTCAGGCATTGATAAACAACGAAGCTTGGTGATATCATTACGTTCCATGAAATTTAGAGCGTGGTAAAAATTTTCTGAGATAACTGGATTAACTATTATTTGATCTTCCACCATAAACAGCACATATTTGGTGGTAATTCTTTTAAGACCTTGTAGTACCATAGGTTTAAAATGGGAAGCGTTTTCATCCCACTTAACACCCGTAACAATACATTCTATATTTTTACTTTCATAGTGTTTTTTATTTGAAACGGTATAAACGTTGTAGGGACATTTCCAGTTTTTCTGATGATAAAAGTCCCATATCCTAAGTATTGGCTGATATGCATCAGAACTTAAAACAAGTATCGAACAATCAAAGTTTCCCTTCATATATTTTAAGTTCATCCGGGCTTCCTATAACATGTTGTATTTCATGTTGTTTTAAACAATAATTTTTAACTGTTAAACCACGATCTATTAGATCGTTAAAAGTCAACGAAACGTAAATTTCGTCATTATATCTATATCCTTTCTTTTTAGCTCCAAGAAAAGAATCAAAAAAGTATTTAGCTTTTTTCCAGTAATGCGTACCAATTAACCCATGACAAGAGCACACTTCTTTTTCTTTTAGTAAATTTCCGTTATTAAATTGATCAACTCTTATAAAACTATAATGAGGATCTACCGTATATTTTGTTACTACCGCGCTATCAGGCTTTTCTTTTTTAATATATTTTATAAATCGATTAGGTTCCCAATTTAGAATCTGATCCACGTTAGTTTGTATCATAGGTTCATTGTTAGGAATAAATTTTTTACTGACAAAAAGCGTTTCCGCCGGTCCACTTGTAACTTCTTCAACATATAACACTTTAGCTTCAGGACAAAACTTATGAATCAAGTCATACGCACCGTATTCTTCTTCGTGTTCTCTTAAAATTATAAAATAGTAGTTAGCATCTATACCAATACTTTCATAAGCCCGTTGAACCATAGTTTTTCCTTTTATATCAAGAAAAGGTTTGGGTGTTTTAATTCCAGCTTCTTTAAAAGCTGTTGACTTGCCAGCCATTGGAATAACAACATTCATTCTTTATTAGTTAGTCGAGTTATTAATATATTCAAATAAGTGAGCAGCAACACCACAACCGCCATTTACAGGTAAAACACATGATATTTTTTGTACTTCTGGAATAGCATCTTTAGGACAAAAAGCATACCCAACTTCTTTCATTATATCCAAGTCTTGAACATCATCACCTACAAATGCTACTTGTGATTTAGGTGTATTATAGTCAAAACATATATCATTTAACTTGCCAGACTTGTTTTCACCAAATCTATGTCTTACACTAATGAAATCAAACTTTCTTCTTTCGGCAAATGCTGGATTAATGTCTAAACTACCAGAAAATAAAGCTGTAGTAATTGCTAACTCATTTTGAAACCGTCTTAAAGCTGTAATATCCTTTTGATTGTAGCTTTTGGATATAACTTCACCTTTTTCATTGTATGCAGCCGTACCATCCGTTAAAACACCGTCGATATCAAATAGTATTAATCTTATATCAATCATTGTGTTTCAAGTTTTTGTATTTCTATGATATTTCTTATATCAAACCCGATCGACCCCATAATTTTTTCTACTTTTTCAAGATATTCAATTACTAGATATTGTTCTTGTATATTGCTATTTATTTTCTTTATTATTTCGGAATTTTCAGCAACTTTTTCAGCAGCCGGTGTAGATAATCTTACATTACTTTGTTCTTGTATTTTACCCGTTAAATCTGTAAGATTTGCAATTTTTTGTTTCTTTAGTTGGTTTACTTCATGTTTATGTCTCATTAATCGGCCAACCCAAATATGTCTCCTACCGGGAAGTTGTAATTGTACGTCTTTTAAGGTAAATTCATCTATTACCAAATGCTGATTAAGTTCTTCTTGGTACTTTTGTATAATTTCAGACATCTATTAAATATTATTACTTAAAACAGCTAATGTCAATCTACCAAAACGCATTTTTAAGAGCTTTATTATCAGAAGAAGATGGTGGTAACGTCGCTGGCTCTGGTGGTGTGTTAGGTAGTTGGGATCAATCTCATTTTTCTGGTCCAGGTTTATATGCTCCTGGTGATTCTAGAAGACCTTTTGCTCTTGGTGCAATGCAAAGAAGAGCCGGTGTATCAAAAAAGAAAAAAAAGAAAAAGAAAAAGAGTAGAAGAAAATCCAAAAAGAAATAAATTATTTGGTGGATAACTACGGTCATTGGACTTATAATCTCGAAGAGAAAGAGATACCCGACACATTCTACGGTTTTATTTACCTGATTACAAATACAACAAACGGAAGAAAATACATCGGTAAGAAACAAGCAACTACAATTCTCAAACGTCCTCCTCTTAAGGGTAGAAAAAATAAAAGGCACGTTGTAAAAGAAACAGATTGGAAAACATATACAGGTTCTTCAGATAAATTAAACGAAGATATTAATACATTGGGAAAAAATAAGTTTAAATTTGAAATAATAAGATTTTGTCAAAGCAAGAGTGAGCTAGCTTATTATGAAGCCAAAATGCAATTTGATCATGATGTGTTATTAAATGAAGGTTATTACAACGGTATAATTAACTTAAGATTGGGTAAAATAAAAAAGAGTTGATAATTTACAATCTACAATTTATAATGTTTGAGTGAGATTTACTCTTTCACAATACAATATAACTCTTATCGACTTTCAAGACATTCATAAAAAGTTTGATAAAGATTTATTAGATGAAATTCACAATAGCTTATTGATCGATACATTTAAAGAAAAAGGATTTCAAAATAAAGATATTAAAAAATTATTCTTTCATCATTCTATTAAAGGTACAGTAGATTATATCAATAGAATTAAAACCAATAATAAAGTAATAGTTTTCTTTAATAATACTCAGTTTTATGAAAGTGAAATATTGAATTACGTTAGTGAAAAAAGCTATCTAGATATTCTTACAAAATTGTTATTGAAATTGAGAAGTGTTTTGCCTATAAAGGTTGTGATATCAATGAGAAGCTTACCTTACTTTAAAGAGCTTGTAAAGTTAAACGATGGAAGAGCTAAAGGTACTGTTATGAAAATCAATTCAACACTATCCAAATTTAAAATAGAAAGCTTTACATTTGAAAAGGTTAAAAAATTTGCAACTAAATACGAATTAAATTTTCTTTCAAACGAATATTTCGACAATATCAAGACAAAACAATTGATTTTCAAATAAATATATAAAATGAAGTTCGATCACGCAATACGAGAAGGTTATAATACATATCTTGTATCAGAAGAAACAGGTCATGTTCAAGTTCCGGCAGATGTTTTAAAAAGAGCAATCAAAGTAGCGTATGATGCTTTAGGAAGCACTTCATACGGTGAAAATGAACAACTAATGAGAATCTATCATGATAACTACATGGAACTTGCGGCATTAGCAAGAGAAGCAGGTATTCAAACACCGGAATTAGGTGGTGCTGATGAAGAATATGAAGACATGGAAGGTGGAACTGATGAAACTGAAGCTGGAAATGAAGCTTTTGATGACGTAAATACATCTGATTTACAAAAGGCGTTATCTTTAGGAAAGCAATTAAAGTCACCTGAAGTTGCTCAAGCAACTCAAGATCTTCATGGTAAAGTAGTTAATAAAATAAGGGACGTAACAAGTAAATTGTCATGATTACATTAAGAAGTAAATTTTTCAAATTAATAAAAAACAAACACGGTGTGTTAAACGAGCAGGTACCTCCAATGGAACCACCCCTAGCACCTGTACCTGGTGAAGAAGTAGTAGATGTCCAACAAACAGAAACTATTACAGAACCAGAACCAGAATTTCAAAAACTCACCTCAGAAGGTGAAGTTGAACTCATTCGTTTAATTTTGAAAGCTTTAGTCGTTAACCCGACTGAAGGTACTATACCCCCAGAATTGCTTGATACGGAAATTAATGAAAATAACGGGCGGGAAATGTTATCAAAAATAAGAACTTACTTGAACACATATACTGACGATCCTGAAATTAACTATTAATGAAAAAATATATACCACTTGATGAAGTTTATAGTACCGTGGCTTATAAACCGGTACCCAAAGTACCAAGACGCACTATCAGAGAAAATGTTGCTATATTTGCTGACGTAGATGGTGTTGGTGATCCAGAAAAAATTGGTACAGTAGACGATGCTTATTTTAAGGTTTTAAAAAGACAAATTTCAGGTAAAGGCACCGACAGTTGGACAAAAGATGTGGATACTATTTTAAGAGTATCAAAATGGGATGAAAGCAACAAAGAGTATCCACAGCTATTAGAAACAGTAAATCATATCATTTATAATACTTCAGATGCAAATGCCGAGGCAGTAAACTTACTGGCTACTGATAAAGCAAATAATATTGGGTTACCACAACTTGAAAATGCAATTCAAGAGACCGGTTCACAAATTGGTGACGCAGGTATTTGGAATTTAGGTGATGTATTAACTCCTATAGTTGGTACATGTTTCTCTGATGTCAATAAACTAATAACCCGCTTGTATGATTATAGTTTCAAAATAAACAATGTTGGTGTTGGTAAAGGTGAATTACTAATGACAATGTTTTCAAATGGTAAAAAAGGTGAATCAGGTGATTTGGATTTTCCATCACTAGGTGAAGTAGAATTAAAGGGTCTTGATGGAAGACCAGGTTCTCAAGATAGAGCTTTTGCAGCAAGGACAAAATTACCAGAATTTATATTAGATAAAGGCAACAAATCAATTCATACAGGACAAGGCATTCAATCAGCTCATAAAAAGGTTATAAGTGCAAGAGAAAAATTATTAACACCAATCAACAAACTGATTGATAAATTGCATAATCAAGGTATTGATCAATTTGATGACCAACTTCAAGGTGCAATAGAATCTATAGGCGCTATATCTGATACTAGAAATAACATGCATCAAGAATCATTAATGAGATTTGTATCAAAAATACAAAATGATTTATATGATCCAAAACGATATGATAAAAGAACCGCTACTTCTATAGAAAATCATTTAAACAAGTATGTTGATACTCTACAAAATTATATCGATGCAAAAGATAATAGAGTATTAACTAAAAAGGATAATCCAACTTGGAATCAAGTAGTTCAAAATGGTTATCTAAATGATTATGGTTTGTCTAGAGATGAATACATTGATTCTTTAACTCTTATGGTTAATCATGATTTAAGTGATGGTAGTATGAACGATGTTAAAACCGCTCTTAATTCGATATTACAAGATGATGCAATTGAAAAATTAATGTACGATAATGATCAAAACACTCTTAAGAAAATAATTGCAACTTTACATCTAACTACATATGCCCAACATCACCAATTTAATTATCTTGTCTATATGAACGACAAAACTCTTAACTGTTATACCTTCCAATTTACAAATAATTTAGTAGAAGATATCCCTTCAATCTTTGAAGAAATAGGCGCCCTAGGGTCGAAGTTAGGAATATCTCTTGGACTCGATGATCAAATGTCGAAAGGAATACCACTATCACTAAAAGCATGAGCTACTTCGAACATGAAATAATATTTGAAAGTTATAGAAGTAATATTCTTTTAAACGAAGGCGGTGCAGCCGGCCATATGGCACACCCGTTTGATCTACCAGATGTAAAAACAGGAAACGATTTAATAAAAAAGTTTGATGACACAGTTGATGTATTAAACAAAGACGGCGGCGCAATAAAGATCGATGGAACAAATGTAAGTATAAAAGTAATTGAAAATGAGCAAGGACAAAAACAATTTGCTTTAGATAGAGGTTCGATGTCTGAATTAGATGTTAATGGTGTAACTGTTGATAGATTACAAGATAGGTTTGTTACAAAAGATGGTACACCTCATGGTATGGTTAACAGTGGTAGAATAATTTTAAGCATTTTCAATGAAGCCATACCTCTTATAAGACCACAGTTAGAAGAATTAGGTTTATGGAATGATCCAACAAAATTTATTAACGCTGAATTTGTTCAAGGTCACACAAACGTTATTGATTATGGTGATCAGGACTTCTTAGCTTTACACGGTATAAATCAATTTTTAGAAAAATATAATAGACAAGGTGAATTAGTAAGACCCGGTCTACAAAGACAAACTACAGTTAATCAAATCACTGGAAAAGAACAATTAGAAAAAGGCTCTTCTAAACCAGTAGAATATAGCCAAGAAGCACTTGATGAACTTGCTAAGATAGTAGAACCAATTGCAGAAACTTATAAGTTTGATGTTATTACAAGAGCTGATGTAGAGTCTACTGGTCATCCAAATTTTAAAAAGATATTATCTGAGCCATTTACTATAAATTTTACAAACGAGGAAGATATGACCCAACCTTTAGGTACTTGGTTAGGTGATGCAACTAATCCTTTTGGTTATATGTTAACCACTAATGAAGGTAAAAGAATTGGAGCAGTAAGTAAGCAAAATTATCTTAATGTTTTAAGTGAACAACCTTTAGATCAATACTATTCAGAGTCTGATATACAACAAGCAGTTGACGGTGCATTGCTCTATCATGCAACTATTAAATTAGGAGATGAACTTTTATCAAATTATAAATCAGTTTTAGGCGCTGCTAATGATCATGAAGGTATTGTAGTGCAAGATCCAAGACTACCAGGATCTCCGATGTATAAAATAACGGGTAAATTTATTATAGATGGAATGACTAGTAGATTTAGATCTACAGACGAAGATGATCAATCAGCACCAAGTGTAAATTATGGTAATGGTAGAATGGAATATCCAAACGCTCAAGCTATCAATTATGCAGCAAGTTCTAAAGACCCAGGTGGTACCCCTTATGCTAAATATCCTGGACCTGGTCGAGCCACCGGTGGTAATGCTCGTAGTTAACAATAACTAATAACATGGGGTTCGTCAAATATCACCCAAGAGTGGGTGAGTTTCATTCACCGGATTGTACTATATTCAATTACGATACAGTTTATCTTTTAACTGAAGAAGGCCCTATAGTTTATGAACATAAAATAGGTGGTTATATTTCACCTGAGCTAGGTGGTAAAATTCATGATATTGATTGGTATTTCTTTTTTAAAGAGATAGAAAAACTAAAACCAAAACAAATTGTAATACCGGAATGTTATGTTAACGGTACCTACCCTCATTTTAAAGGGAAAATAGAATCAGAATTAAGAGAATATGGTTTCAATGAAACTAATATAATAGTATACTTTCAAAAAGAAGAAAATTTTTATCATGGAGAAATATATGTAGAACCACCATGGATGTACACTGACGATTGTGATTATAATCATATGGTTTTTCATACTATTGGACATGCCGTACCGGAAAGCGACGAAAAATATTTTCCTAAGTTTAATAAAATGAAATTTTGTAAACAAGGATTTTTGTGTGAGAGTTTTCATAAACTATACGCTTTAAGACACCAAACCCCGGAAATGCAAATTGAAAAAAGAAAAAAAGCAAAAAAGAAACTTAAATCAGGTAGGGTTGTTTTTTATGGTGGTGCTAGCACAAGTAATAGGCCTATTGTTTTTGATGCTATTAATAAAAGCAGGAAATTAAGCGTAGATTACATTACATATGAAAATCAAAATTTAACAGATTTAATATTAGATAAAAAAGGAATAGGTATTTCGTTAGATGGGTTGGTCTTTTCAACAATAAGAGATTCAGAGTTTAGTGTTAATGGGGTACCGTCTATAAAGATAACTAGAGCTCCAGATAATATAATTCAAAACAATAATATTCACTTATGGAGAACAAGATATTGGAAACAGATACCATATTCATTAGCACCGACAGACGAAGAAAGAAAACAAACTAAAAAGGCTATAGAATTAGCATATGAAGAATATATGGACCATGTCTATGATAACGACAAGAGAACTATGAAGATGATAAGATATCAATTCTTTATTAACCTTCTACAAAAGTTTTATAATATAGAATTCTTTTTATATGATATGCTTTTTGGTGAAGACTTAGAAGATTGGTTGAATTATCTCCCATTAATTCCAGATTTTGCTATTTTCAAAGAAGCTGCTAATCCCGAACATATAGCTAGAGGAGCAAGGGGTGAAATGTTTGTTGATTATATTCAGGAATTCCTTAAACTCTTTGACAAGAGATTTAAGCATCGGTATAAGCAATACTACAAAGGCTTAAATAATGTAGGATGAAGACATTTAAACAGTTCTTTTTAGGTGAACAAGATATACCAGATAAAGACGTAAACTTTAGAACTGTTGCTTTAGTTCCGGGTAGTTTTAAACCACCACATAAAGGGCATTTTGAAATGTTTAAAAATTACGCTGATAAAGCAGACAGAGTAATTGTTGTTATTAGCGAACCACAAAATCCAAAAAGTATTAGAACCACAGATTCAGGAAAATATATACCTGCAGAAACTGCTAAGAAAATATTTGAAATATACGCTGAAAATGAAAATGTTAGAAATATAACATTTTTAACAGACCCTGCTCCGGTAAAATTTGTTTATGATTATTTTGCAGAAAGAACACAACCTGGTGATAAAGTTATTTTAGGTGTTGGTGGTAAAGGTGAGGATGCAGCAAGATATAAAAATGCTGCTAAGTATGCACCAGAAGGTGTAGAGTTTGATATCGATGTATTTTCGACTGTTGGTGGAGATACACCGTTAAGCGCATCAGACATAAGAAACAAATTAGATAATTTATCCGTTGAAGATTTATTACCATATATACCAGATAGATTGCGTGATAATAAAACGGTAGTTGATGAGGTTTACAGTTTATTGACAAACCTTCCCTCGTCTATAAATTAGTGTGTGAACGTTAACCAT